TACTACGGCGCTACCCCATACCCTTTCTGTTGACGATAGTGTAACCGTAACTGGAGTCAGCCCTGGAGCATATAATCTTTCTGGAGTGACTGTAGCATCAGTTCCAACATCAACAACCTTTACAGTAGCAAATTCAGCAACTGGTTTGTACTCCTCTGGGGGATTGATAAATGTTAACCACTTTATAATTAATGCTGGATCAAATCATATACACTTAACTAGTCCACAAGTTGATTTTACTAGAAACTCTCCTAAAGATGAATTAAGATTAGCATTTTCTTTAGTAAGTAAAAATGGAAGTTCTTCTGCAATTCCAGACACTATTAGAGTTTTAGTAGACTTTTCATCAACAGATGCTGGATCTGGAGAGTTTGCAAGGTTTGAAGCAGAAATAAATTACGTAGATTCTGGCACAACAGAATCAGGTCAAGATTTTGAAACAAATAGATATTTTTTTGTATCTAAAGAACTACAAGAACTTTACACAACTGCAAACTTTACTTGGGATGCCGTAACAGTTGTTAAAATTTATTCTTGCGTTATAGATGCTGGAGTGCCGTCAGAAGATTATTATATTGCCCTAGATGCAATGAGATTAGAGAACACTCAAACAACCAATCCACTTTATGGATTAACTGGGTACGCTCTTGTTAAAAATGACAATGCGGAAACAGTTGCAAAGTCTCCTAATACTAGCAACTATATAGAATTTAGGTTTACCGTTGGAGTTTCATAATGGCAGATTTAGGCATTAAAAAATATCGTCAACCATATATCAACCTTCCACCAATAAATAGCGAAACCGAAGGGTATTCATTAAGATATAGAGTTATTTCTGAAGATAGAAATAGAGTTTCCCACTGGTCTCCAATTTTTTTAATTGTTCCAGAATACACCTATGTCCCTGGCTCAATTGAATTTAACAGTGCAAACCAAATATCAGCATTTACATGGGACCCAGTTGCAATTTTAAAAAATAAAACAACAGTTTCTAATATTACAAATAAACAATTAACCAATGATTTGGCAACGCTAACAACCAATGCTGCCCACTTTATGGTTGTAAATGATTGGGTAACTATAGAAAATGTAGATTCTACATTTAATGGAACATACAAAATAAATGCGGTAACTGCAAACACTTTTACATATTATAAAGATCATGAAAATATTGCATCTACCCCAATAAGTCCTGCTGGGACATATAAAACTAATTCATTTATTACAAATGCCTTAACCTATGATATTTGGCTACGTTGGGATAGAGGGGATAGTGGTGATTGGATATATAAAGAAAGAATTCAAACAACATCAGTGTCTTATCCACACGCCAGTTTTTATACTATTAATGGGGTAGTACAAAGTCAGACCCCAAATAGGCTTAGTATTGAAATATATTTAACTTCACAGCCAACTACAAGATCAGACGGTGCTGCTGGAACACCATTTTTAAAAGTATATAGACTTCTAAACGAAACGATCTAGTGATATAATGGAGATATATGGCTAAACTACCGCTACCAGAACGAGGACAACCATTAGATGTTACATACATCTATGAGTTAGTTAAGACTGTTAATGATTTATCTACAGAGGTTTCCTCTGCGGCATACAATTTTACAAGTATTGATAATGGTCCATCAATTAAAGAAACTGTAAAAACATCAAATGCAAGAGTTGTTGGTGGATATGTAGAAATTTTTACAAACAGTATTGTGAGTGCGGGTAATGAAAAATCATTTAGTTATTCATTCCAGAATGACTTTAAATTCCCACCAATAGTTACAGCAACAGCCTTAAATATAGGAGAAACTCCTGCTGGTCAAAATGTTACAGTTGTTTTACAAAAACCAACTACCTCTAAAGTTGATGGGTTTGTAAGGTTTGGCGCATCTGGAAATCTGTCTCTTGCCGTTAATTTAATTGCTATTGGTATTCCAAACTAAAAATTAATTATGCTTTTTTGTAAAAAATGTGGTGGGCGATTGTTTGTTGATAGACAATATACAAGCATTCAACACATAGAAACATATTGCGTTCGATGTGGAACTAGAAAATTTTTTCACCCACCTATGGAAAGCGGAGAGGGTAAATGGTTACTGGAAAAGGAATTATTGAGAGCGAAATTTACAATAACGACTCTGTAATAAAGGGAAGTAAAAAGATATGGTTTCTTAACGGGGACTTGGTAAGACTCTATCATAGTTCTAGATCTACTGGATTAGTGTCTGTGTATAATATTACTAAAGATAGAATTGAAACTTGTTTACGTACAGATTTTAGAAAGAATAGGGAAAAGGCTTATACCGTTGCTGAGACTGCTAAGTTAATTAATCGTCATAGAAAATATATGCCAACATTAATGAAAAAAGGAGTTATCCCCCCACCAATAGGATCAAGACTAAATGGTCAAAGGGGATGGCAAATAAGATCTTATTATTCAGAAAGCACGGTACAGGCAATTCGTGATATACTGGCATCTATACATATGGGGCAACCAAGAAAAGATGGACTAGTAACAAATAATATGACGCCAACTAATCAAGAGTTGACACGGCGAATGGGAAAAGGTATACTTACATATACAAGAACAGATGACGGAAGGTATATTCCTATCTGGTCAGAGAATATTTAAAACAAGAAAAGGTGGGGTAATGGAAAACGAAAATACGAAAATGTCAGTAACGCTGGGATACACCCTTAATCTGGGCAACTTCCAATCACTAAGAATTGACCTAGGTGTGGTTGATTCAAAACGCAATGATGAGGATGATAGTCAAGCCTTTGAAAGAGTTTACAAATTTGTTGAAGACAAATTAACAGAAAAAATTAAAGAGGCACAACTAGAGGCTGACAGCGACAATTAATGGCTGATCGCAAAGACCGTATGGCTTTGCTTAGTAGGTATAGTAAATTGCACACAGCAAAATACGAGCAAAAGCCATCTTTAAATTTAAACGTAGAGCAATGGTCTGCTGATTCACTTATAGAATCTTACGGCATTTCTGGTTGTTACGATTTACTAGAGTATTATTTTAGTGTTGCACAAGATCCAAGTTGGAACTATTTTGCTTATAATGCAGAAAAAATTCTTAATGGTAAAATAGATGTAGAAAAAGATATTAAAGAAAGAACAGAGCGCAGGAAATTAGCAAGAAGGTGGCTTAGTGAATAATACAGAAGCAAAAGTTATTTCAGCATTACTACAAGATAAGCAAATGCATGTATTGTTGCAAGCCAACGTAGAAAATCTTCTTAGAACGCATAATGATGTATGGAACTTTATTCGTTTATATTTTGATAATAATGGATCAATACCGCCATCATCCTTAGTTATAGAAAAATTTAGAGACTTTCAACCAGTAGATGGTGTTGGTGCTACTAAGCATCACCTTGAAGAATTGCAAACTGAATATTTAAATGATAGCCTTAAAGACATTTTAAGATCTGCAGCAGGTGAAGTACAAGTTGGCAATGGGACAGAAGCACTCAATGGTCTTATTACAAAGACATCTGAGTTAAAGAAAAACACTTCTGCTATACGTGATATTGATGCCACAGATCTTGATTCTGCCGTTGCATACTTTGAAAAAATTCAAGAGCAAAAATTAACTGGTCAAGTTGGAATTAAAACAGGTTTGCCAGGATTTGACAATTACCTACCTTCTGGAATTATGCCAGGACAACTTGGTGTGTTCTTAGCATATCCAGGCATTGGCAAATCTTGGCTTGCTCTTTATTTTGCAGTGCAAGCATGGAAACAAGGTAAGTCTCCATTAGTCATATCTCTTGAAATGTCTGAGACAGAGGTTCGTAATCGTGTATTTGCAATTATGGGTGAAGGTCTTTGGTCTCATCGTAAACTAAGCAATGGCGAAGTAGAACTTGATATGCTAAAAAATTGGCATGCTAACAAAATAGCAGGTAGGCCAGAGTTTCATATTATTTCAAACGATAATGGTGGAGAGGTAAACCCATCTGTAGTTCGTGGAAAGATTGATCAATACAAACCAGACTTTGTTATTGTTGATTACCTGCAACTTATGTCTCCAAACCAAAAATCTGATAATGAAACGGTACGTATGAAAAACCTTTCAAGAGAACTTAAACTTATGGCTATTGGTGAAGAAGTTCCTATTATTGCTATTTCATCTGCTACCCCTGACGATGTAAAAGATTTAAGTAGTGCTCCAACACTTGGTCAAACAGCATGGTCTAGACAGATTGCTTATGATGCTGACTGGGTAATGGCATTAGGTCGTGCTACTAATAGTGATATTATTGAATGCGTATTTAGAAAAAACAGAAATGGTTTTATGGGTGACTTTTTAGTGCAGGTAGATTTTGATAAAGGCTATTACAGATATAAGGATTATGAAGATGGTAAATAATATTTATAGTAAAGAACAAATACAAAGAGTTTTAAATGGTGCAGGTATTGATATAGAGGCAGAATTTGGTAATGACTTTATTATCTATTGCCCATATCACAATAATACGAGAACTCCTGCTGCTGAGGTTGCAAAAGATAGTGGTTTGTTTTTTTGCTTTGGCTGTCAAACTACAAAAAATCTTGAAGAGTTTGTTATGTTTGTAACTGGCAGAACTTATTTTGAGGCAGCACGGTATATAAAAAGCAAACAAACAGAAACAAACATTGAGAGCGTAATTAACAAGACAATGTATGCCCCACCAGACTTTGTTCAATATGATGAGGTATTAATTAAAAGACTAAACAATCAAGCCCTAGAGTCTCCAAGAGCAATGAGATATTATTCTAATAGACTTATAACAGAGGATTCGGTAAAAAAGTTTGCTTTAGGATATTCAGAAAAGCAAGACATGGTCACAATACCAGTTCACTCTCCAGATGGAATGACTCTTGGCTTTGTTGGTAGATCTGTTGAAGGTAAAGAGTTTAAAAATACCCCAGGACTTCCAAAAGGTAAATTGTTATTTAATTTGCACAGAATAAAAGCATCTAGTTTGGTGTATGTGGTTGAATCATCTTTTGATGCTATAAGACTGGACCAAGTAGGATTCCCAGCAGTTGCAACGTTGGGCGCTAACGTATCTGCATCGCAGATTAAGTTATTAGAAAAGTACTTCAATAATGTTGTGCTTGTTGCAGATAATGACGAGGCTGGCGCAATAATGAGAGATAAGTTAATTGAAAAACTTGGCTCATTAGTCAGCGTAGTAAATATAGATAAAAAATATAAAGATATAGGCGATATGGATGATGATGCAATTAGAAGCCTTGAGTTTCAATTTGACAAATCTATATCTTCTATGTTAAACTAAAATAACAAATCGAAGGAGAAAAAATATGAGCGTTATAAAGGGACTCAAAAATATAAATGCCCTGCTCGACAAACCAAAATATGATGAAAACTCACCAAAGGTAAGATGGTTAAAACTTGCCGATGGTCAATCAGCAAAGATGCGCTTTGTTGAAGAATTAGATGAAGACTCTGCGAACTACAATGCAGATCGTGGTCTTGCTCTAGTTGTTAAAGAACATACAAATCCAAAAGACTACAAGCGTAAGGCTGTAGATACAATGGAATCAGAAGGTCGTGACTGGGCAGAAGAAATGCACAGAAAAGATCCAAAGGCTGGCTGGAGAGCACGCCTTCGTTTCTATTGCAACGTTTTAGTCGACGATGGCATTGAACCACCTTATGTGGCTATTTGGTCAATGGGTGTTAGCAAGCAATCAGCATTTAATACAATTCGTGAGTATGCCTTAGAAACTGGCAGTATCTCAAACGTAGTCTGGAAAGTAAAGCGTAACGGTCAGGGTACTGAAACAAGTTACACAACTATTCCTAGTGCACCAGACACAGAACCATTTGACTGGTCAGCATACAAGCCTTATCCTCTTGAGTTAGCATTAAAGAAAATTCCTTATGCTGAACAAGAAGCATTTTACTTAGGCTTTGACGGTCCAACATCTTCATCTGCTACCAACGTAGATTGGTAAGATGAATTACGTAGGCTTACATTTACATACACACTATTCGTTATTTGATGGTGTTGCTACTCCAGAAGAATACGTGAACCGTGCAGTTGAGTTGGGGATGCCAGCAATTGCTATCACCGACCACGGTACTTTATCTGGGCATAGGGAACTGCACCGTATTGCAAAAGCAAATAATGTAAAGCCTATCCTTGGTTTAGAAGGATACATGTGTGCAGACATATCTGATAAAAGAGATAAGTCTGAAAGAGAAGGTCAACAAGATCTTGTCTATAATCACATTATCCTTCTAGCCAAGAACCAAAAAGGTTTAGAAAATCTTAATAAGATTAGTGAAATTGCATGGACAGATGGATTTTTTAAGAAGCCAAGGTTTGACTTTGAAATATTGCAAAAATATAAAGAAGGTATTATTGTAACTTCTGCCTGCCCAAGCAGCGTTTTAGTTAAAGCGTTAGAGGAACAAGAATTTGCTCTTGCTAAAAAACATATAAAATGGTTTAAAGATAATTTTGGTAGCGATTATTACATTGAGGTAATGCCACACAACACTCCTGAAATAAATAAATATTTACTTGAACTTGCAGATGAGTTTAACATAAAGGCTGTTGTAACTCCAGATTGTCATCATTCAGATACATCTCAAAGAGAGATACAAGAATTTAAATTACTTTTAAATACACATGCAAAAATTGACAAAGAGTCATCATACGAAAAGTCTAAAAAGAAAAAAGATATGATGGAAAGACTTGACTACCTTTACGGCGCTGACCGTAATATAACATTCAATAAGTTCAATATTCACTTAATGTCTTATGAAGAAATTAAAGCAGACATGCAAAAACAGGGTATTGATAGAGAAGACATATACTCAAATACACTGCTATTAGCAGATACGGTAGAAGAATATAACATTCAAGATGGATTAAATCTTCTTCCAGTTCAATATAAAAATCCAGATCAAGAGTTGTCAAACCTAGCACTTGCAGGACTTGAAAAATACAGGCTTACTAATAATTGGCTTGGCAATGATGTCTATGAGCAAAGGCTTGTAGAAGAATTAGAAATTATTCGTAATAAGAAGTTTGCACCTTATTTTTTGGTGGTTAGCAATATGATTAATTGGGCAAAGAAAGAAGGAATTCTTGTTGGTCCAGGTCGTGGATCATCTGCTGGCTCTCTAGTGTGTTACTTACTTGGTATTACAACAGTTGATCCAATAGAGCATGGTTTATTGTTTTTCCGTTTTATTAATCCAGATCGTAATGACTTTCCTGACATTGATACAGATATTCAAGATACACGTCGTGACGAAGTAAAAGATTATTTAGTTAGACAATATAGACACGTTGCCTCTATTGCAACCTTTTTAGAATTTAAAGATAAAGGTGTTGTAAGAGATGTTGCAAGAGTATTAGATATTCCATTAACAGATGTCAACAAGGTTTTAAAATTAGTTGATACTTGGGATGAGTTTTGTAGATCAAAAACCACAGAATGGTTTAGAGAGAAATATCCAGAGGTAGAAATTTATGGGGAACAATTACGAGGCCGTATTAGGGGCACTGGCATTCATGCTGCTGGCGTGGTTACTAGTAAGGATCCAATCTTTAGGTTTGCGCCATTGGAAACTCGCTCTTCTCCTGGATCCGATGATCGCATACCTGTGGTTGGTGTTGACATGGAAGAGGCTGAAAAGATTGGTCTTATCAAGATTGATGCGCTTGGTTTAAAAACATTAAGTGTTATTCAAGATGCAATAGCAATGATAAAAGAAAATCATTATAAAGAAATAGATTTATTGTCTTTAGATTTAGCAGATCCAAAAGTATACGAGATGCTTTCAGACGGGTATACAAAAGGCGTATTCCAATGTGAAGCAACACCATACACAAACCTTTTAGTTAAAATGGGTGTAAAAAACTTTAATGAACTTGCAGCATCAAATGCTCTTGTTCGTCCAGGAGCAATGAATACTATTGGTAAAGACTATGTTGCTCGTAAACATGGTAAACAGGCTGTATCATATTTACATCAGATCTTAAAACCTTATACGGAGGACACCTATGGTTGCATTCTTTACCAAGAGCAGGTTATGCAAGCATGCGTACACCTTGGACAGATGTCCATGTCTGAAGCAGATAAAGTTAGAAAAATCATTGGAAAAAAGAAAGACGCCAAAGAGTTCGATACTTATAAAGAACGGTTTATTGCTGGTGCTTCTGCCTATATTGCTCCTAATCAGGCTCGTGATTTATGGCATGACTTTGAAGCGCATGCGGGATACTCGTTCAACAAATCTCATGCGGTTGCTTATTCTACGCTCTCGTATTGGACGGCGTGGCTAAAGTATTATTATCCACTTGAGTTTATGTTTGCCCTTCTCAAAAATGAGAAAGATAAAGATGGTCGTACAGAGTATTTAATTGAAGCAAAGCGCATGGGCATATCAATTAAACTTCCACACATTAATGACTCTGACTTAGATTTTAAAATTGAGGGTAAAGGAATAAGGTTTGGACTAACTAGTATTAAATATATATCTAATAACATTGCAAACAAATACATGGCAGCAAGACCTTTTAAAACCTATAAAGAGTTAGAGGAGTTTACTTTTACAAAAGGTAATGGGGTAAATAGTCGTGCTTTAACAGCAATGCGTTTAGTGGGTGCAGCAACCTTTTCAGATAATCCTAGAAATGATACAGAAATTAAAGAAAACATTTATGAATATCTAAACCTTCCAGAGT